ACCTTTAGCGGTGTATGTGATTGTGTTTGGAGTAAAGGAAACATCACCTTTGGCTTCCACAAGATAACCTTCATGTAAGGCCTTTGTGTCTGCATGATGCATCAAATCACCTTGAAATACACCAGTTTTAGGTGTTACTTTAGGTAGATGTTTGAGTGCATGTTTGAGTGTTTTTGCTAAACCTGGAGCATGGCCATGGTTCTTGTCAATGTCTTTTTCTGTGTGATTGATTTTTGGAGTTTTATTGAAGGCCGATTTAGTGGCTACAAAAAACTTACCATTACTTGGATGATGGCCAAAGACAATTGATGGAGAACCATCATATTTCATTGTCAAATTAGTATTATTATGTCCACCAGTCATATGAGCATGAGCCTTCATCAAAGCCTCGTGTGCATGTTCAAAACCAGAATGGCCATGCATCAATGGCCTATCTTCAGCATGGTGAATGTGTTTGAGTTCGGAACCTGATTCGGTTTCTTCTTTCAAGTATGACTTAAACGATAACATGATTTTCCTTACTAGATTTGCAATACACTTTGATTGCCGATTGCTTATTTATACAACTTTTGGATTCTTATGGTACAACAATTGAAATATTGGGTTCGATATATACAACTCAATTATTCCATTTAGTACCTTCAAAATCCAACCAGTAGTTCGACATTTTGCCTTTTCCTTCTAAAAGATAGAATGGCAAAGTGTGGACCAAGGCTCGACTGGATCCATAGTATAACAGGTCTTTAGGTCCTTTGTCAAGCACCCAAGCAAAGTGGGAAGAACCAGTATCACCACCAACAAAGATTTCTGTTGTGGTAATGTGGTAATAATTCTGTATGAAATTGGTAGAATACCGCCAGCCATCAAATGGGCAACTTTCGGTGGGTTCACCTTTTTTACAGATTATCTTTTCATAATCAGCATATTCTTTGGTAGAGAAATTTTGTATGATTTGTTCATAAACATTCTTTGGCCAATTACGCCATTGATTATAAGGTGCATCAAATAATGGAAATACAACAATCTTTTTCTCCATTATAGCATTATTAGGTATTTTGACTAAATCTCCACAGATATCACGGAAGTCCCAAACATTTACTTTACTCCAAGGTAAAGATTCGGTGCCTTCTTCTTTGGTGAAATAGTTAGTCATCTTCAACATTATCTCATAGAATGTTTGACAATGTGTGTCTGAGTTAATATTACCAGGTTTCAAATGAAATTGAATTGTGTGATCATTATTTGTTTTTCGTATGTGTTCCAATACATTTGCAACACCAATCATATCACCATTACGAATTGTTCCGAATGTTCCTGGTTCAATATTAATTATCACGAAGCAATCCTTTCAATTCAGTTGCATGAACCAGTTTTGATTTACGGTTCAAGTAAAAGTGTTTTTCAAATACTTGTTGAATGCCTTTACCATTGTCCCATGTTACGTCATCACCTTTACGAAACTCTGGATTCCAATCTTCTGCTTTCCATACAACATAAGTTTCTTTGTTCAACAGGTCAGCAATCATGCCAATACCTGTGAAATTAGTAATGAATGGCTTGGTTGATTCTTTAATGTAATAACAGTTCGTCAACAAGTCATCATCATAGTTTAAGAAAGCCATATCTTGATAACCACCAAGATTTGATAATACGCCAGTTGCTCGTCTATCATCTATCTGTGGGCCTGACCATCGGTCACCAACATAATAACATTGTTGTTCTATTGGTAAATCTAATTTTGGATATTTGATTTCAAAATCATCATCAACTTCAAAATCCAATTTGTAATTATCTTTTAACCAATTCTCATAACGACAAGTTTCAATTGGTCGATTAGGATCATTCTTATCTTCCCTTGTCCATGAACTTAGTATAGTAGGATTCTGCATAAACAAATCAGAATCGTATTCAACAGATTCAAAAATATCTTGATACATTAAGAACTCTTTAATGCCTTTGAACTTGGACATTTCATTTCTAATGACGAATTCTATTGGTCCATGGCCACTCTTTTTCAATCCAGACAATACTGGTAATGATTGAACAAAATCACCAAGATTGGCGGTACAATTAAGATAAATTCTCATTCGCTATAATCCTTAAACGCAACAAACCAATCATTACTATCAACTTTATGTAATTCAAACAACTCAGGCTTCTGTAAATATGCCATTAACAAGATAGTTTGGTCATCATCTATAAGTTGATTTTTTAATAACTCATTAACACTATGATGAACCAAATGTTCTAGTGGTTGCCACATATTCTTTCCTGCAACAATACAAGGACCTGTAATATGAACATCATTGTTAAAAATAATGTCCTGTATGAAAGTTCCATCATATTCTTTAAGATTAAAGAAATGAATCTTATCTTTGTCGAAAGGATACTGCCACTTCTTGACACCATTAAGTGTCGATACATCACGGCAATAACCAAAGTCCAACCAAGCAACAAGGTCTGTCTTAATAAGATTAATTGACCTTGTTACGAAAGATGCCTTTAATAAATTGACAAGAACATAATCAGCATTCCAATATTCAGGATTCTTTACTTGTGTTGGATTAATTTTAGACTGATAAGTAGAATCTTGTTGAATCCTTGTAATTTCTCCTCGTAAAACTTCAAAATTATTAGGGAAATCTAGTGCCAATATTTCAGTGGGTCTATCTTGTCTTAAAAATTTTACTTCATCCATTAAATCTTTAGATGTATAAACAACCATAGGATTTTCCAACTTAGCCATAATGGCAAATCGATCCATATAAGTTTGGGTTGTTCGTTGTAGATAATGTGGTAATCCCTTATCAGGACTCCAATCACCACGACCAATATCAAAGAAGGCAGTTACAATCGTTATATCATTCATATTATGTCGTTCTAAAAGTTATAATTTCATCACCTTCCGGCCAATAATACTTTTTGTAGTTATTAATGATTTCTATTTCTTTTGGTTGATTATTTACAAACTCATCAAAATCAAATCCTGGTTGATGTCGATGTGTATCTGTCATATATGGATTTTCTGTGTAATCTTTTCCACAAAGAAAGAAATAAGCCACCATAAAACAATCCATCCAACCAATAGTGGGATAATGAGCATCTTGGATGTAATCCAATTGTTCTTCAACAAACTTAGTAATCTTGGTATAGTTTCGTAAGAATGTTTTAACGCTATAGATTGAACCTCCACCACCGCCATAGAAATGTGTTTTTGGTCTTACACCAGAGAATCTCTCCATCATGTCCAAAACAGCAGGAGGGAAAGTATTACCATGGCTTATCTTATGACACGCCATCTCCCAATTATCGTCTACGGTGATAGGTCCTCTAATCCAAACATCATCTTCAACCATCATAATGTGTGTTGCATTGGAATTTTCACAAGCATAGTGGAATCTTTCCAACCACATAAGTAGTTTATCTTTTCGGTAACCAAATGGTTGTGTTGGATATCCTAATTTTTCAGAGTAATAATGGTAATCTAGATTATGTTCTTTTGCAATATCAGATAAATCATCAGCAGCATCAGAGCCTAAAAAGTAATAGGCATTTGGATGATACTTACGAATATTAGAAACAATATGTTGAGTAGATTCTTTTTTACCAGCAGAAGCTAAGTGTAAAAATGCGATAGATGACATTACATTAATCTTTCAGACCAAGTTTTAGGTGTTTTATCTGTTACAATTTCAAGTGGATAAGCATAATCAAATTCTTTAGGACCTTTTTGTTTGATATACTCAACAGTTGACTGAATAGATTTTTCTAATTCGGTTTTAGTTTCATAGTTTAACATCCAACGAGCTTTGTCGGCTGAACAGTCTGCATGCTTAACTTCTCTTGGTCGGTCTGGCATATGTACAATTTCACCTTGAAATCCTGTTGCTTTTGCAACTAACTTAGCCAATTCTAAAATAGATACTGTGCCAGTATCAGGACCAATATTAATAATTTGACTGACCACTTTAGGATCCAAGGTCATCTTTTCTAAACAAACTACACAGTCATCAATATAAGAGAAACAACGAGTTTGTGAACCATCACCATAAACGATTGCAGGTAAACCACGAAGATTACGATTAATCATAATACTCATTACATTACGGAATGGATCATCAAACTTTTGACGAGGACCAACAATGTTATGTGGTACAGCAATGTTCCATTCCATGCCATGAGTTTCACAAAGAATCTTCAATACATCTTCACCAGCAACTTTAGCGACACCATATGGGTCTACTGGTTGTGGATTCATATCTTCAGTAAATGGATGAGGCTGATTGCCATATCGTGCCATCGAAGTACAATAAACAAATCGTTTTACTTTATTTTGTACGGCAGCAGATATCGTGGCAACAGAGGCCTCAAAGATATTTTTGGTAATAAAACTAGGAGAAAATACTGATAGGCCTTCATGAGCAGTTGCTGCGGTGTGTACTACAACGTCAAAACCTTGCATGATGTTCGACATCTTTTCAACATCACAACAATCTATAATGTACAAGTTTGCTTTCTTTGGAACATTGTCACGATATCCACCGATGAGTGTATCGTTGCCTGCAACTTCATGGCCTAGTTCTAAAAATCTGTCTGCTAGATGACTGCCAAGGAATCCAGCAATTCCCGTAATAAAAATCTTCATTATACCTTCTTTAATATTGTCAAGCCATTATTGTTGGTTCTTCTTTCAACCAACTGCCATTCTGGATGTGAATCGATAAACTCTTGAACTGCTGGCCAAATTCCTTTACCACCAAATTCACCACGGTCAGCAAATAATGTAGTATCATGAAATAACAAATACTTTCGTACTTTACCTGCATGCAATTCTAATTCGGTCTTTACTTGTTCATAAACATGTAAACTATCCACTAACATAATGTCGGTTTCAGCAATTTCAATCTTTCTTGTATCAGCAATATGTAGTGTTACATTCCGACCAGATTTTTTGGCATCTTGAAAGAAATCGATAATGCCAGGTAAAGGATTAAATTCATAACTATGCATCTCAACATCGTGACGAAGAAATGCTCTGGTGCTTTGAGCCCAACCTACTCCCAATTCTGTGGCATGATTACATTGTGAAGTCAATTCAGATATGATTGGTAAGTGCTCATGTATGTCACTATCTTTTACACAAGCGTCTTGGTATTCTTTTTCAAAATCCATTTTAATTTGTCCTAAAAGTAATTAAATCTTCAACACCATATTTTTCTTCAATAAACTTTTTCCATACAGGTACTCGGTCATATTGATGAACAATAGCAAACTTTACAAAGTTACTAGAAACTACTTCACCATCTTTGAACCAAGGTTCAGGTTCAGTTAAGAATGGTCTGAAGTGTTCAATCTTAGATGGGTCTACTGTTGTACCTGCTTGACAAGCCCAACCATCAGATTGGTCTGCAAAATAGGTCACATCAAAAAATGGTTGTGTTTGTATCAGTACATTATACACAGCTTGGTCACAGATGGCAATAGGTCTGTTGGTAGCATTGGTAAAGATATTGAATACCATATCTCTTACATATTCGGATTCACCACCAATTGTTCCAACATTGTATATCTTTTTATTCTTATACATGTTGTGTATGTACGGACCATAAGATTGCATAAGGTTATCATTACCCCACGGCTCATCTTTATATAACATGCCTTCTGAACCGGCAACCATTTTTGAGGTACCTAAATTTGATTCTAACCAATTAAAAGCATTGTATTGGAAAATAACGTCTTTCACATCAGTAGTAATGACATACCGATACTTTGAATGGTTTAGTCTGAGGTACTCGTAGATAGAAAGGAAACGCAGAACATGAACTGGAATGTTGGCTTGTGCCATAGGGAATATTTCAAAACCCTGGTTCACCAACCATTCTTTAGTTTCGTCTGTTGCATTACCAACAACCATTACTTTGTGTACATCCGGCATATGTTCTGCTGCCGAAAGAACCCAAGGTTTTAACTGGTTGATATTGTAATTAGTACATCCTCCGATGAGGAGGTCTTTTTTTGCCATGGGAAAACTCCATTATATTTGTCATTCATAATCTTGTTACCATTGATAAAGAAATCAGTAGTAACAGAACCTTCATTACCAGCAACTCGATAGTTTACTGTATATTCTTGTGTACATTCGTATTTTGGGAAGTAATTCGTAACTGCATTTAAGAACACTCTATCTTGGCCCCAACCACCATGCCATGCTGATGCTAATTTTACAGCAATCTCTGTTTTAAGGCAATATGTGTTTGTATCTACGTGGTTTAATCCATGATATGTTTTCCATTTACCAAGAGATTCACAATTATCTTGGCACACAAACTTTTCACCATCATATATATTTCTAAGTGAATAACACCAATCTACACCTAAATCTTCAATTGTTTTAACACAAGACGCAACGTGGGTTGATTCTAACCAGTTGTCTTGGTCAAGATACAGAACGTATTTGGAGTTTACTAAGTGTGTGAAGGCAGCATAGATACGGTGACCATAGAATCCATTGGCACCGACATTGATGGGTAAACAAGCAACATGAAATCTGGCATCATGTTCATAGTTTCTGGTAATCTGTTTTGCAGCTTCATAATTCTTTTCACCATCAATTACCACATAACAATCTGTGAGGTATGTTTGGTTTAATACAGAATCAATTGCTTGTTTCAACTCTGGAGAACCAGTAGTTGGTATAATCACGGTAACACTCATAATCAATCTTTAGTTAGTTTTAGAATCTTCTCAATTTGTTTTTCTATTGCAGGTTTACGATTTGGCCAATATATGTA